GCCGAGCCCAAAGGCAAGCAGTTAAGCACGAGATTTTTACTGTACCGCTGCAGGTTGAAACCTTCGCCGATGGCTTTGACGGAAACGATAGCGGGCTTTTTGTACTCGTCTATGTGAAACCACGGATTTTCACTATTTCCGCCTTTACTAAAATATGGGTAAGGTGTTTGACTGTGTAGCCACTCGCCCGCGGCGCGGTGCTCTACCCACACAAGGCCTTCATTGAAGCTTTGCCAGCTTGCCACGTAGTCACGTAAAGCGGTTTGCCCCTCCAAAGGCACCGCCACCGTCCGCAACTTGAACGAGGGCGCGATCTCCTTCCACTCGAGCACTTCGAACGCGTCCGCGTAGGCGTCGCAAACCTGCGCCATGGTGTCTAGCTTCCGTGACCCTTGCAACTTGCCGCGGACGAACTTCATAAACTCCGAGCGGGCTTCTAGCCACTCCTTCGGCGGCTCGGGGTCCCACTTGTAGTAAAAGCCGTTTGCAATCTCGCGCGCGTGCCGCCAAAGGTCGACGGCTTCACAAAATTCTTCGCCGCCCGGGGTCGCCCACGTGCGCCGCATTTCTTTGAGCGCTTCTTCGATGGCGGGAATCTTGAGTTCTACGAGCTCGATCGTGAGGCTCGCGCGCACTTTGGGGTTTTGTATGGTGACGATACCGGGCGTTTTGCGCAGTTTTTCGCCGTAGGCCTTGCGGACGGTCGGAACGTCGTCCCCCCATACCGTGAGCGCGCCGAGACCGCGCCGCACTTTCATCTTTGAGTCAAGCGCTTCGGTCCATGTCTCCATTTCTTTGAAGCCATAGGGAAGGGGCTGTAGGCCCTTCGGGAGCGCCCATTGCATCAAGTGCCAATAGTCTTTAAAAGAGCGCTGCGCCACGGTGCCGGACAAGCCCACGAAGGTAGTCTCGGGATTTTCTTTCATGTACCGATACACGCGCTTGGTGCACGCGGCCTTGGGGTCTTTCAGCTTGTGACACTCATCGGCGATTATGAGCTTTGGCTTCAATCTATTCAATATATCGGGGTCGCGGCTCACGGTTTCGTATGTAACAATACGATGAGCGCTTTTTGCATTCCAGTGCTTTTTCAGTGTCAAAAAGTCGTTAGCAGTTTTTTGAAGTAACGCGGCGCGCACTATCAAAACAGACTCAAGTTGCGCGTTAAGCACCGCCGGCAAGAGATACGTGATCAACGTCTTGCCTTCGCCCACAGGTAAGAGTACCATGGCGCCCTCGTAATCGGCCGCTTCAGCGAGCGCGAGCGCTTGCTTGGGCCAAAGCGCCATGGTCCCTTGTGGGGTCTTCAGGCGGGCGGTGAGCGGCGCCGCGATGAGCTCGCCCACCTTGTCGGGGTCTCTCTCGGGCAGAGCGAGCACGCGCTTGAGCTCCGCGGTGTTGCGAACTTCGCCGAAGTGGGGCTCGCTGTCAAATATAGTGGCGACGCTTGTCATTGCGCTAGTCTTCGAGCCATTCGGAAAAAGAGGCGAGACAATCGGCGCAAACACAAACTTCTCTAGTCGGTGCTGTAATGGGCGTTAAGATGCGATCGTCTTCATTTTCAGAAATTTTGGTTCTATGGCACCTATCGCAAGTATATTTGTGCACTGTCTTTGTTTCGTACATTTGTTCACCTCACTTGCGCCATGGTTCAAACAAATCGAAGCGCAGGATTTGACAAAGTTGTTTGCTATTTCGCTTTAACCATTCAATGTCATAGGAAATCCCACAATTCGGGCACCATGCGCGCAGGCCTACGAGGTCGCGCACTTCGATCACGACGGTAATCTTATCGATGTCGACCGCATAGGCGCTTTTTCCGCAAGCCGAGCACAAGACGCCCGTTGAATGGGTTTCGGTTGGCATGGCTACCTCTTGAGCGTCTCGCGCATGCGTTGAATCAAGCGAGCGACCGCGCGCTCGGCCAAAATGTCAATCATTTCGTCGAGAAGCGCGTCGAACTGGCCCGATGCCGCGGCCGCTTTGATCGGCTCGGACGCCGGCGATGCCGGTCTCGGCGATTCCGTCATCGGCGATTCTTTTTTCTTTTGTTTTTTCGGGGACTTGCCCGCCATCGCCGCCACCGATTCCGCCATCGCCGACGCCGATGCCGCCTTCTTCCCCTTCTTACCCTTCGCCGGCTTGCTCGCCACCGGCAACGATTCCACGCCGAGCGGCTCGGGCGCGAGCGGCTCTTGCGCCTCGGGCGGGTTCACGCCGTCGTGCGGGCTCGGCTCGGGTTGCTCGGGCTCCGTGGCGGCCTTCTCGGGCTCCGTGGCGGCCTTCTCGGGCTCCGTGGCGGCCTTCTCGACGGCCTTCTCCTCGGGTCTCGCGTTCTCTTTCGCTGCTTCTTTGATTAGCTGGTCAACCAATGATGTTCCCATGACAAAAGCTCCTATCCTTTCTTTGTCTGTCAGTTTGCACCGCCCAACGTGTTCGCAGCCACCGAAGACGCCGCAAGCGTCCGCGTTGAATGTCATTTCTAGCGGGTCGGTGCCTCGTTTCTTGTGTCTCAAAATCAGTTTTGCGAACGGCTCGACGTGTTCGGCAAAGCGCGCTCTTGCGATTTTCGGGGTCATGGCGCAGCGCGCCACATAAGCAGCGGCCGCGATCGCCTTCGTCGAGCCGTAGTTCCAAAGGCAATTGACCAGACCGAGATCGGGGTATTTCTCGAGCATGCAAACGGCATAGAGGAGCGCTTGCGGGTCGTGCTCGAGATCCTTGTCGCTCATTCCCCACTTTTTGGGGTCCGAACTGGTCTTGTGGTCGATGACTACGGCGGTTTGGCCCATAGCCGAGCGGTCAAGCGAGTGGCAGTCAATGATCGCAGTGTATCGAATCCCGTTGTAGTCAAAATCGGTTTTGCCTTCGACGATCGCTTTGCCCGGTTGTGGCAAGTGCGCGTTGATCATCTGCAGCGCGATTTTGCCGGGGTATTTTACGGGGCCCTTTCCTTCAAACTGCCACGTGTAGTCGGGCGCGGGCGTCGCGTCGCCTTTGAGATACGCTTCGAGTATCTCGTGGACCTTCGACCCGATCGCCTTGGCCGCGGTCTCGGGCGAGCGGTGCCCCGCGATGTACTGCCAAGCCCACTTTCGCGGGCAAAGCTTGAAGGTCTTGACCTGTGTCGCGCTTACTTTGTGCATTTTGACCCGAGCTCCAGCGTCTCGAGACGCTGTGCGAGATTGTGAATTTGCACTTCTTGAGCCTGCAGGGCGGTCGCCAAAGACTCGGTTGCGTCGATGTGATTGTCGAGAACGCCCTGCAGGTCGCGCACGACGTGAGCAAGAAAGGATTGATTCACGAGATTATCGAGGGTTTCGCGCAGCGCTCTTAGACTGTCGTCGAGACCGTCCGCCCGGCTTTGGGACTGCGCGTAAGATTCGTTTAGTTTCTTGTACATAGCGCGCAGCGTCTCGACGTCTTGAATGTTTTCGATCGTGGTCAAGCTACCGTGCAACTTGATTTCTTGTTTAACCTCGGTCATTTTTGTTTTTCTCCTTTTTGTATTGTTCGATAAAACGGTCTTGCCTGCGAGCAAGCGCGTTCACGACGCTTTCTATCTGTTGGCTCAAAGTGTCGGGCATCGTCGGGGCGCTCGTGTCTATGACCGCGGCGCGGGCGCCGTCGATTTTTTGCTCAATAAACACCGTGAGCGCGACGGGCTGCTCGACGCGTATCGTGTAACCACCGGTGTGTTCGTCAAAAGTCAGCGTGACGCGCACGGGACCATGACGATTTTGGGCGGTCATCGTTATTGACTCTTTGTCTTTCATGTCCAAATACCCCCCATGCAACGCGTGTTTTTGAAGATGGCGCGCGAAGGTACGACGCCATACAAAAACGGGTCCTTCTTGTTGACCATCCGGAACTTGACCATTTTCACGGCGAGCGCGTGCTCGGCTTTTTCTTTGGAGTCGTGGACGCTCACGACTTCGGGCTTTTTGAGATGTACGATTTTGAAGCGCATCGTTAGACCCTGCCTTTGCCGTGACAGCTCGGGCATCTTATCATGTCGTCGATTATGGGTTTGCCTTGGCACCGCGGGCAAACGCGCGTCGCTTTACCGGTGGCGGGAAAGGGCCCTTCCTTTTTCGGCTCGCTCTCGCCCAAGCGCAACGCCGCGAGCAGCTCGTCGACGTTTCTCGGAATCTCGAGCTCTGCGTCTTCGAGCATTTTGATCACGCCGTGCATGTCGGGGCGCGTGAGCTCGTACCACGCTTTGAGCCACAAGAGCGTCTTCTCGGTCACTCGAAAATCGTTTTCGCTTGGGTAGTTCATTGCCCCTCGCTTTCGTCGCGACCTAGAGCGCTATATGTTTTTTCAACGCTTTGGATTATTTGATCGGGGTGTACTGTGTACGCTTCCCAAATCGCCGCGTCATCGTCAACTGTTTCGTAAATGGTCACGTTGACCGTCACCCACTGATCAAGAGCCAAGGCGATCGCCTCTTGAAGGATGAGATTTCTACCCGATGCCTTGACCGCGTGGACGGTCAAGTTTATCAGGTCAATGTGTTCTAGGGAGTTTCTGACTTGCTTGCTCATGCTTCCTCGCTTTCGTCTTCGCTGTTTTTTGCGTCTTCGTTATCGCTTAAGGCATATTTAAAGCACTTCGGGGGGCGTGTCAACTTAATTTCAACGCTTTTTTCAACAAAGTTTTAAGCGCCCGTTTTTACTGTCTTTTTACGCCGCCCGAAAATTATTTTTGTTTTCTTCCGATCTTTTGTTGAAATCTTTTTGAAACGGTATTACAACGGATTCATGGACCACTTAGCGCCCGATATTTTGTTTTTTGCCGGCTCGCCCGTTATGGTGAGCCCGCTTGCTCTTGTGAGGTCGCATGCGCAAGTCAAAAGACATAGACGAAAACGCATCAATAAAAAATGGCTAAAGCGCTATGGAAGGCGGGAGATCTGGACGCCGGGCGCGATATGGAACGGCGCGAATCTCGTAGTTCACCCTTTGGTGTTCGCAGAACTTGAAAAGAGATATGGGGTAAAACATGCCAAGTTTACAATTGCAGAACAGTAGAGCGCCCAAGCGGCGAATCGCCGTTATACTCGGTCGAAGTGAGTGGGCGTCAATCGTCAAAGAGTTAAAGCGGCTTCGAAAAGAAGGAGTGATCGAGGCTTCCGTTTCGCACGTAATCCGGTCGTTAATACGTCAACATCTACATTAAACCAGGGGGCGGCCGTGGCTTGGATTACCTTTTTGAACGGGGTTTATGACACGCCCGACGGGGCAAAAGTCGCCGAGCTTGACGCCGGCGGCTTCCTCGACTACGTGGGCGACGCGGAGAAGTGGCCGTCGGTAGCTTGCTCGAGCAAACGCGAAAAGCTCAATGGTTTGGGCTTCGTTTGCGGGCGGTACAAGCCGAGCGCGAAATCGAAGCACAATTCGGAACTCGCGCCAGATTCCGCCACCGATGTTTTTGTCTATGACATCGATTCGATGACGCGGGCGGAAGTTCGGGCGGCCGCGGTGCGCTGGCGTGAGTATGACTGCGCCGTCTATTCGACTTGGAAGCACACCGAGAAGGCGCCCCGCTTGCGCTTGCTCGTGCGCTTGTCCAAAGCGGTGCCGAATGTCAGTGATTTGCCTTTCAAGTCGTTGTATGCGGCGGGCGCTCGCTTGCTTGGCGTTTCTCACGACCCGGTCACTCTAAAGGTCGCGAACTTTTTTCTTGGCCCGCAACACATGCCGGACACGAAAGACCAAGTCGAGCGCCTGCGCTTTCGGGGCAAGGCTCTTGACGTGGGCGAGCTCGCGAAGATGCCCTACGAGTCGCCGGCGGCCTTGGTGCCGTCAAGGGGGGCGATGGCGCTCTCGGATAGGCCCGACCGAAAAGAAGTCAAGGCGTTCGCCGAGTGGCTGCTCAAGCGGAAGAATCGGGCGCAGCGCACCGCCGGCGAAGCTTTGAAGGCGGCCGTGAAGGGCGACGCCTACGGCTCACGCGGAGTCTTGCACGACATCCGGGTCAAGCTCGCCTTCGAGTGCGTCCGGAAATGGCGGGAGATTGACGCGGAGTGGTTCGCCGAGCAGCACTTGCGGGTCTCGTGGGCGGCCACGGAGCCGGGCGAGTCCAAGTGGGAGTATCGGCTCGGCGATTGGGTCAAGTGCGTCGATTCCGCTCGAGCGAAGCTGCTCAAAATGGACGCGGAGCGGGAGCGAGTCCGCCCGAGCGCCGCGGCTCCGTTGAATGAAGACCAAATCGCGAACGTCGAAGGCCTACGCGGGGCGCTCGTGGCGTCTTATGGTTCGTCCTATTACGTCTATTCCCCTTACAAGGCCGCCTATCAGGGGCCCTTCAAGGCGGCGCAAGTGCCGATCGCGTTTCGCGAGTGTTTGGGGGCAATGCCCGGCGTTTCCGAGCTCGACTTTCGAAACGTCAATGGCCCGCCCGGCTTGAAGTCGGCGGGAAAGTTGAATCACGAGTATGGGTGCACGGTCGGCGCCGTCCAGTACTACGCGCGGTGCAATGGCGTGGCCTACGACGGGAAAGAGAACGCTATCCGGCTGCAGGCTTACAAGTGGATTGAATGGGAACCCCGCTTCTCGGCGTGTTGCGATGAGCTCTTGCGGGCGATTGGCGGGAGCAAATACGACCTTTTGGAGTCCTACTTGTACAAGTTTCGGGACCTTGACCAGCCCTTGCCCGCCTTGACCCTGGTAGGCACGCAAGGGGTTTGGAAGTCCCAGATCGCCCAAGCCCTTTCCCGCTTTTGGGGGCATCGCGACGCGCCGACACCGTGCCGCCCCGAAAAAGTTCTCTTCAAGTTCGCCGCTCCCCTGCTTCAAAACCCCGTCATATGGTCCGATGAGAAACTCGCTTCCGACAGGGGCGAACACGGGATTCCGGAGCGCTACCGCGAGTCGATTTCCGAGCGCGTACATATGGTCGAAATGAAAGGCGTTGACCCCTTGACGCTGTTCTCTTGCACTCGTCACGTAATAAGCGTCAATGAAGAGGAGAAGGTGTTTTCCGCGGAAGTTGACGCGTCTTCGGTCGAAGCCACAATGATTCGGTTTTTGGTGCTGCGCATCCGGAAGCGTGTGATTGAACGCTTTGAGGAGAAGTGGGCGGGGACTGAGGAGCTCGAGCGGCTCCGCGAAGGCGCGGGCTTGCTCGAGCACGTGCGCTGGATTGAAGAGAACACCACGCACGAGAGTCAAGGCCGGTTTTGGGTCAACACCGCGAGCGACCTCGACATGGTTTGGCGGGCTCGCTTCGCCGATGAGACCTTGAACTACTGCCTAATGATTGCCCTCGATTGCCTCATGGAAGAATGCAATCACTCCGTGCCCGGGCAAATCGACCGCTTGCCCCTGGTTTGCGACTCCGAAGGCCAGCTTCGCATCTCGCCCGACCGAATCAACGCCGCTTGGGGCGAGTCCAATGTCGTGGCGGGCTCCCGAGTCAAAAAACCGGCTCCGACTACGATCGGACGCTACTTGACGAAGGCGGGTTTTAAGCTGGATTCGGAAGAAAGAGCGAGTAAAACAAAGTTAAAAGCTTGGAAGATTGACCACGTTACATTAAAGCGATTTATCGAAAATACCGATCGCTACACGTGGGAAGACTTAAAAGAAGCCGTTAAAAAAGTCTTTAAAGTTTCGGTAGCCGATACAAGTGGGCCGTTTGGCCGTTCGCGGGCCGTTACTTTTTCGGCGAACGGCCGTGAAGCAAGTGACTAAAATGACGCGTCTTTTTTGCCGAAAAGGCCGTTTGGCCGTTCATTTACGCTATTTAGTAGGGCTGGGAAGTAGAATGTATGTAGTGGTAGGATATAGTAGGATATTTATATCGTGTTTTTTATGGCGAAATAGGGATTTAAACGGCCCGAACGGCCCGACGGGCCGTAAGTGCGCGGAACTACTAAACTTGTTTAGGGCCGTTCATTTTTTCGCTAAACGGCCGTTTTACAGGTATACACGTAAAATTCCAGGCGCGTTAAAAACGGCGATCTGAAAAGTAGGTGTTTGTGCGACATGTAGGAGCGAAAAACGGAGAAAGGGGCGCTTTATGAGCGAAGAACGAAAATTTAATGGGCCCGTGACGCGGAAGGAGCTCTCGCAGTTAAAGGCGGAAGTGGAGGACTTGACGAAAAGAGTGAATAGCACTCTTTGGCGATACCGAGAACGTCAAAACGAGTTTATGAACAGACATAAAAGATGTTACGCCGACTTGGAAGACGAACTCGTGACGCTGGCGAAGTCGGTGTCGGGAGTGATCGAGGCCTTCTTCGACAAGAGCAAGCCCGTCGATGGTATGGATCTACGGATTCCGGTGTCGATGTGGATGCCGCTGAAAGGGGTCAAGAAAAACTGTGATAGAATAGTCGAGGAGAAAGAGAGACGATGACCAAGCGAACGATAAAACCAAAAGAAACGCTCTTTCAACGCCACAAGCGCGCGCAAGACGTCGCGGTCGGTATCGAAGCCGCGAAGCGCGCGGCGCTCCCGCTCCTGATAAAGAACACGCTGCGCAAGACTTTCTTGACCGGGATATTGACGGGAATGCTCCTCTTGCTCGTTGTCGAGTGGCTCGCGGAGTGGGTCCGATGAGAAGCGACGTTAAAATAAAGCCCTACTTTCGCAAGGCGAATGAGGGGCCGGAAGCGTGGGCGGCTTTCCTTATTTACCGCAATTTGGGCTCTAATAGACAATACATGCAAGTTGCGCGCGAGGTTAACAAAACACCGCAACAGATCTCAAAGTGGGCGTTAAAGCACAATTGGAAGCAACGCGTTTTAATCTACGACCGCGAGAACGAAGCCGCCCAAAGGCGCGCGGAGCTCGAAGCGATCGAGAAGATGCGCAAGCGGCACATTGAGACCGCCTTAAAGCTCCAAAAATTGGGCGAGACCGAGATCGAGAAACTGCTCGCGCATGCGGAAAAACAAGAGTCTTTAGCCATCGACCCCAAGCTCGCGCTCGAGTATCTCAAGCAGGGCGCCGAACAAGAACGCTTGAACCGAGGGCAACCCCGAGAGATTGTGGCCACGGTAGAAGAGACGCCGCCGGACATTAAAAATCTTGACGTGACCGAACTCGAAATGCTGCAGGTTATGTATAAGAAGCTCAAGAAAAAAGAGGGGAGCGAAAGTGACTTATGACATTATGATAGGCGGGATTGTGGCTTTGATCATTTTGGTTTACTGGCTCTTTTTCGATGACGATGACGCGTTATGAGTGAACCTTTTATCAGTCAAGAGCAAGTGAGCGAGCTTCTTAGCATGGCGAGTCTCGCCACTATCGAACACGAGCTCGCGAACCGAGGTTTGCGCCACTATATCAAGGCCGCATGGGATGAAGTCGAGCCGAGCAGCATTTACGTTTCAAACTGGCATATTGATGCGATTTGCGAGCATTTGGAAGCCGTGCTCGACGGCGAAATAAGGCGCCTTGTCATTAACGTTCCGCCCGGCACAATGAAATCGTTGACGTGTTCGGTGTTCTTTCCTACGTGGGCGTGGACGCAGGAGCCACAAACGCGCTTTATTTACGCTTGCTACAATGACCAGCTTTCGCGAAGGGATAGTCGGAAATGCCGGCGTCTCATCGGGTCAGACTGGTATCAAGAGAGATGGGGCTACCGATACCGGATACTTGACACGAGGCGAGACAAGGCCGAAGACTCATCGAGAATCTTTCACACGAACGAGGGCGGCTTCCGTCTCATCACTTCAATCAAGGGCGGGGTCACTGGCGAGCACGCCCATATCCAAGTGGTAGACGACCCATTGAAGCCGCTCGAAGTCACGGGCTCGCTGGCTATATCAAAGACCGCACTCGAGCGCGTTTTGACTTGGTGGAATGACACAATGGCCACTCGTATGGTGTCCGCGCAGCAATCCGCGCGAATCATCATTATGCAACGGCTTCACATGGGCGACCTCGCGGGCGAGATGCTGCGCGCGGGCGGTTATGAGCATCTTTGCTTACCAATGGAGTATGAGCCCAAGCGCAAGTGCATGACGTGCCTTGGCGAGCCGGACCCGAGAACGGAAGCGGGCGAACTGCTTGACCCCGTGCGCTATCCACGCGAAGCCGTTGACCAGTTGAAAGAGGAGCTCGGGCCAAGGGGCACGGCGGCGCAGTTGCAACAAGACCCGACACCGGCAAGCGGGAACCTTTTCAAGCGTGAGAAGTTCAAGCACTACACGAAGCGTCCGCCGTGCACGCAAATGATTCAATCTTGGGACTGTACTTTTAAAGACCTAGATACAAGCGACTTCGTCGTCGGGCAAGTATGGGGCATCTATGAGGGCGATTACTACTTTTTAGCGCAAACGCGCGGCCGTTTGAACGTTAGCGCAACGTGTCGCGCTATTGAGAAGATGACCAAGCGCTATCCGAAAGCGGTAAGCAAGCTCGTGGAAGACAAGGCGAACGGGCCCGCGGTCGTGGCGCTCCTAAAGAAGAAGATACCGGGGCTAAAGCTAGTGAACCCGCAAGGCGGGAAAGAGGCGCGGGCGAACGCTGTCGAGCCCTTGTTCGATGCCGGTAACGTGTATTTGCCCGACCCGAGCATCGCGCCATGGATTAAAGAGTATGAGGAAGAAATGGTCGCTTTCCCGTCCGGTCTCAACGATGACCAAGTCGACGCGACTACGCAGGCACTAAACGAACTCTATAGAAAGAGCATTGACAGACTAAAAGCCGCGATGGCGGCCGCAAGGGGTGGAAGATGAAATGTGAGAGATGCGAAGACGAGTTTTATATGCGCTTTTGTCCAGCGTGTCTTGAAGCCATAGAAGAAGAAGGTGAGAGCGCTTTAAGAGAAGATGTAGAGAGACTTGAAGCGCGCAGGGCTACGCTAGAGGAGCTAGTAAAACTAGAAGTAGAAAGAGCGGAGTTAACGTCTAGAATTGCATTTTTAGAAGAGCTACTAAAAAGTGAGTAAGGGGCGGAAGATGAAAAGAATCAAGTTCAAGAATTTTGCCGGCGTCCGAATCAAGGGCAAGGTGCCGATCGAGACGCCCGGGGCGCTTGCGTCTATAGGCCATCTAAACCGCGTCGAGTGGCTCACGGCGACGGTAGAATCGGGCGGCGTGTTCGGCACCGTCCAAAACTACGACGGCACGGGCATGACCGCGGGCCTTCACCAAGCCGTTGCTTGTTACCCGAGAGCGAAGGGGCAGGGGCCTTTGTGGCGGCTCGTTGACACTTTCCCCGTAGGTGATGAGTTATTCGAGAAGCTAAAAGAAAGGGGCTTTTGGCTCGGGACGGCGGGCGAGTTAGTAGACCTCGAAACCGATCGCAGTGCAAGGCGAGCTCGCATTCGCCACGAGTTCACGGGCGCCCGCAATGGCGTCATGCCCCTTCGCGGGCCCGACCGAAAGCGCGCCGAAGAATGGGCTTGGCTCTTTCACGAGTGCTTTTCCAATCCGGCAACGTTCGAGATTCAAAAGCGAGCGGGCAAAAATTGGTGCCTTGATAGAGAGCGTCAACGCTTGCGCTTTTCTGTTCGCTGCAGCGATCAGTCTATTCGAGCCGCGGTCTATGGCGGCGCTTGGCTGCAACGTGCGGAAATGATCGATCTCGGCATCGAAAAAGACCTCGCTCTCGCTGTTTACTGGTCTCACTCGGTCAACGCCCCGGGCGCCGCGTTTCGTCGCCTTTGCAAGGCGGTCGATGAAGCGGACCCGCTTGACAATCCGCGCGATTTCGCCAAAGCTCTAATAAGGAGACTCGGAAAAGCGCGTTATGGTCGATGGCACTACACAATCAAAAATGGTAGGTATCAACGAACAAGGCGCGCGGCGCGGAAGCTTTGGCCCGCGGAGCTATTCAAAGGCAAGGGCGCGATAATGCCCTATCAATTTTAGGAGCAACCACCATGCCCGAACTAAACGAGAAAGTGCCGGTTTTCGGCGGCGTCACGCGAATGAAGAAGGCTATGAGCTTGCTTCGGACGGATGCTTGGCAAAACCCCTTCACCGGCTTCGGAACCGACCGCGACAAGGCGACCGCAACGACGTTCGCAGCCGACACGCGCCTATCGGATGACCAGCTTGAAGCGCTCTACAACGGTGAAGACATGGCCGCGACCATTGCCGACACCGTGCCCGATGAAATGCTGCGCCAAGGCTACAGCGTCAAAATCGATGTGTCTGACGAAAGCGACGACATCGACGAAGAAGCCGCGAGAGCGAACGAGACCGCGAACGCGGTCAAAGAAGCGGCCAAGGCGATGAACACGCAAGGGAAGTTTATCGAAGCGGAAACGTGGGCGCGTGTCTTCGGCGGTGCCGGCATCTATCTCGGATGTGATGACGGGGCGAGAGATAACGAGCTCGCCTTGCCTTTGGACGAAAAACGGATAACCACTTTCGACCACATGAACGTGCTTGACAAGCGCTATTTGGTGCCGCTCAAGTGGTACAGTGACCCGACCGCGCCCAAGTTCGGCTACCCCGCGACCTATCTCGTGACGCCGGATGCGGTCCCGACCGCGGCGCTCGCCGAGTTCAATGCAAACGACATCGACAAGAAGAGGAGCGCTTTCACGGGCGCCGTAGAAGTGCACGAGTCTAGAATGGTAATCTTCGGCGGCGTGCGTACCACGACCCGAGAGCGACAGCGCAACAACGGGTGGCATCGAAGTCTTTTGCAACGGTGTCATACCGTCTTGCAACAGTTTGGAATAGGTTGGTCGGCGCTCACGCACATTTTGCAAGACGCAAACGTGGGCGTCTTTAAGATGGACGGCTTGATCGAGGCGCTCGCGCAAAGCGAGCTCGCCACTATCCAAACGCGGCTCGAGCTCGTTGACATGGCAAAGAGCAACGCGAGATCGGTTGTGATAGACCGCGAGACTGAAGAATACGCCCGCGAAAACTTCAATTGGTCGGGCATCGACAAGCCCTATATTATGCTTATGTTGCGTCTTTCGGCTTGCGCCCGCATACCGGTAACGATTTTGATGGGTCAGTCTCCCGCCGGTATGGATGCCACCGGCGATTCCGACATTCGATGGTTTTACGATACCATCCGAACCAAGCGTGAGAACGAACTCGATCCAAAGCTTCGCCGCGTTCATGAACTGATTATGCTTTCGAAAAGCGGGCCCACTAAAGGCAAGGTGCCTGATAGTTGGTCTCTTCAGTATCCGTCACTTTGGCAAATGACCCCGAAAGAGGAAGCCGAGATTCGCGAGCTACAGTCACGCACCGATAACGTCTACTTAACGAACGGGGTACTACTGCCCGAAGAAGTGGCGCTCTCTCGCTTCCGTCCGGACGGGTGGAGCGGCGAAACCACTATCGACACCGCGGCGCGCGTCCACATACTCGAGTCGGGCACCGAAGAAGCGCTCGAAGACGAGCCCGACATCGACACCGACACCGACACCGACGGCGGCGAATAATGCCGCGCGACCCATTAAAATCGATCATACTCGCGGAGCGCTTGAAGCGTTTCAAGCAAGAGCGCGTTACCGCCCGCACGCTCGAAGTATTGAGCCAAGACCGCCCGCCCGTGCCGAAGGCGCTTGCGACGCGATACTCGGCTTTTTTGACTCGAGCGCAAAAAGAGGTCAACCGGCGAATCCGCGAGATTTTGAACCCGCTGAAAAAGACTTTGTTCGAGCTACGACAAGACGCGCTTGACGACCTAATCACGGAGACCTTCAAGACCGCGCTCCGTGTCGAGGGCGTCATCGACAACTTTCTAAATCCCGAGCGCTTGGTCGTGGGAATCAACAAGCAAGGCAACGACATTGCCCTTTGGAACGAGAAAAAGTTCGACAAAAAGAAGGTTTATAGGATTCTAGGAATCAACAACTTGCCCGCGGGCACCGAACTCGGCATCGTGAACGGTTGGACCGTCGAGAATCTCGAGCTGATAAAAAACGTGAACGTCGAGCAGTTGCAGAAAATAAAGGCGCTCCTCTACAGATCTTTAAGGGACGGCTCGCGCGCTTCCGACATTACCCGAGCCATAGCCAAGATAATGAAGTCGAGCGTGAACCGCGCGTCGCTCATCGCCGTCGACCAAACGCTCAAACTAAACGGGCAACTTGACCGGGTCAAAAACGAAAACGCAGGTATCGAAAAGTATATTTGGCGGACAAGCAAAGACGAAGCCGTGAGAGCGAAACACCGAGCGCGTGAGGGCAAAAGCTACTTTTGGAGCAAGGGCCCCCCGGGCGGTCAGAATCCAGGTCAAGAGGTTCATTGTCGTTGCTCGTCCGAACCCGACTTAGAGCACCTTTTAGGTAAAGACTGGGACAAAGCCGCGTAAACACTCGCCTTTTTCGTTGCAACTTTATTTCAATTACGTTACCACTGTAATTTTTTGTTGACTCTCGCCCCAAAAGCACTCATTTTTAAAGTATGGTCAAAAGGCTTCAAAGGTTCGATTCCGCGGACGCGCCCAAAAGATTCCAGCGCTTCGACTACTCAAACTTGAGCGATAAACCGACCCGAACACCGCAAGGTTTCTTGCGCGTTTCGGGCAACTTGACCCGAACGGGCGTGCTCGAGTACAAGCGCGCCGACGGAACCACTTTTAAAGAGCTTCGCTTGCCCGAAGAAGTCTTCGACGCCGCGTCACTCGAGTCGCTCAAAGGCGCCCCGATTACCGACCTTCATATCGGCATGGTTACCCCGCAAAACGTCAAGAGCGTGCAAGTCGGCTTTGTCAAAGAAGATGTGCGAGAAGAGGCGCAGTTCGTTAAGGGCTCGCTCGTGATTCAGGACGAAAACGCGATCGCCCTCGTTGAAAAAGGCGATCGGCGCGAGCTCTCGCCCGGTTACACGTGCTTCGTGGAAGACTCGCCCGGGGTCTACCAGGGCGAGCGCTACGACGGCATACAACGGGGCATCGTTTACAATCACTTGGCTATTTTGCCGAAGGACGCAGGGCGATCGGGCAATGAAGTTGCCTTGCATATGGACGGAATCGAAGACGGCGCCGCCTTCCAAAGCGGCGAGCCGCCCGAGCATAAACCGAAAAAAGAGGTAAAAGGCATGAAAATCAAGATTCATTTGGATGGCGTCGAGTACGAGGTCGAAATCGCCGAGCCGCTCGCGGCCAACTTCAAGGCGGCGCTCGAGCGCTTGAAGCAAGAGCACAAAGACGGTAAAGAGCTCGTCGCCGAGCTCGAAGGGGAGCGCACAGCGAGCGAGAAAGAGGTCAAAGAGCTGAAAGAGAAGCTCGACGCCGCGCAGTCGCCCGAGCTGCTCGAGCAAGCGGTCAACGAGCGCGTTGACCTCGTGGAGCAAGTCAAGAAGCTCGACCCCGAAATCAAGACCGACGGCAAGACCGCGCGCGAGCTCAAAGTCGAGGCGCTCGCCAAGAGGGGCTACGAAAAAGAGGCCTTCGACGGGAAAGAGGACTCTTTCGTCAATGGAGTCTTCGCAGCGGAATCCCGCAAAGAGCCGGCGACCGACACCGCCGGCGACACCGACACCGGCGACGAAGGCGCGCGCAGCGTGGGCGCGGACCCGAAACCGAAGGCGGACGCCGCCGACGACACGCCCGACACCGCGCGCGAGCGCATGATGGAACGCAATCGGAAATTGTACGAAAAACGCTTGGACGCGTCGAAAGAGACGGCCGAAGCTTAAACCCAAGAAGGAGCCCCACGAGGGCTCTAAGGAGATTGAAAAAATGTCTCAAACATCCGTAGCAGACCAGCCGGCTCGAGCGTATGAGGGAAAAGTTCACGCGTCCGGCGAATATCCCACCACTTTCGAAAGCTTGCTAGGAAGCGGCGAAATCCCCTTCGGCAAAGCGGTGTCAATCTATGCCGACAACGAGGTCTCCCTAGGTAATCAGCGCTGTAAGTTGCCGACCTCGGGAGACCAAGGGCCCGCGAAGAAAGCATGCGACGCGGAGACCTACGCGCTCGTAGACGGTGACGCTTTCGTGCTCGACGTTGACAACGTAGGAAACGCCACCATCACTTTCAACGCAGCGGCGGGGTCCCAAACTTCAAGCAATTCTTGGCCGCTCAGTGACCAAGACGGGCTCAAAGATAGCGTGGTCGTGGACGGCGGCGCTGCGCAGGTCGTCACGTATCCGGCGTCGACAACCACGGCTTTGCAAGTGGCCGCGGCTTTGAACGCGCAGGTAGAAGGCGCCTCGTTTACCGTCGTCGGCTCGGATGTCGTTGGAACTTCCGACACCGAAGGCACGGGCTCGAGTATCGCGATCACGCCCGTCGATTCCGGCACGACTTGGGCGACCGCGGTAGCGGGCACCGGCGACGCGGTGAACGCGGACGCGGTGACCGCGGCCGAAATCGAGACTCTTATCGAGGGCGACAGTACCGCGCTCGTGAGCGTTTCCGGTGGCGTGCCAACCATTCAGTCGCCCACTTACGGGACAGGCTCGGAACTCGATTTCATTTCGGGCACAATGCTCGCCAAGCTCGGTCTCAGCGTCGAGACCATTTCCGCGCCGTCCGCCGGTGACCTGGCGCCTACCAATTTCCGAGGCATCGCGATCGCGGACGTGACCAAAGAGCCGATCGCGTCCACTTACGGCGGTTACGCTGACAAGGATTCGGTCACCGTCATGCGCAAGGGCTTGGTTTGGGTCGTGTCCGCGGACGCAGTTGACGACTTGAGCAAAGGCGTATACGTGCGCTATCAGAACGGCGCCGCGGCGCCAGCGAACACGCTTGGCTCGTTTCGAGCCACGGCGAACGCCGACTATCAACTCATGACAGGTATGCAGTGGAAGGCGTCCGAAACAATCGGGTCCGTTTACTACGGCTTGCTCGAAGTCAACTTGCCGTAAAAGGAGCAAAGAAAATGAACTACTTGGCTACAATTTTGATGGCGATCGGGCTCCGAATGGACGCGAAGTTCAACGCGGTGCTCGAGAAGCAACTCGAGTACGTTAAAACAAAGACCTATGACGTGCTCTATCCGGAGCTGAAAGGGCGGCTCTACTGTCCGGTTTCAAACGAAGCCGACCCGGGCGCGGAAACGATCGCTTACCGACAGTGGGACGAGTTCGGCATGGCTCAAATCATTTCGAACTATGCGGATGACCTTCCGCTTATTGATGCGCTAGTCGAAGAATTCCAGCAAAAAGTCAAGGGGCTCGGCGCGGCGTATCAATATTCACTTCAAGACTTGCGACGGTCAGCGATGGCGAACTCGCGGCTTGACCAGCGCAGGGCAAACGCGGCGCGCAAGGCGATCGAACTGCAGATCGACGCGATCGCCGCACTCGGAAACGCGAACGCAGGTCTGACCGGTATCGCGAATAACGCGAACGTTTCCCTTGTTTCGCCCGTGACGGGGACTTGGTCCACGGCCACCGGCGAGCAGATGGTCGCTGATATGATGCACTTCGCGAGCTCGATCGTGATTGCCAACAAAGAGACCATCATCCCTGATACTGTCATTCTCGATGTCACGAATTACAACAGATTCGCGAATAAGCGTATCAGTACGACCGGCGACACGAACACGACCGCGCTTCAAGCGTTTCTCGCTTCGAGTCCTTACATTAAAAATGTGGGCTCGTGGTACAAGCTCGGGACCGCGGACGCTGCCGGCACCGGCCCGCGGGCGATTTGCTACAAGCGAGACCCCGAAGTGCTCACGCTCGAAGTACCGCAGGAATTCGAGCAGTTGCCGCCCCAAAACAAGAATCTCGCTTTCCAAGTGCCCGTGCATGCGAGAACGGGCGGCGTGATCGTCTACTACCCGATCGGTATGGGGTATATGGACGGGCTCTAAGCCCTACAGCGCAACGATAAAGGAAAGGATAGCAAGGACCATGAGCAGCAAAGATAAAAACCTAGTGATCGAGAATACGCGGCCTTCTATGGTGCAACTGCCCGGTTTTCCGAGCAAGGACCCAAAGTTGGCCGCGGGTCTCGCCCTCTTGCCAGGCGAGAACAATGTTCCCGAGTGGTACTGGAGGAAGTGCTTGACGGTGAAGTGCGTGAAGATCTGGCACTTGTCCGAGATTTTGAAGGACAAGGGGGCGGGCACCGCCAAGCCGCTCGACGCCGGTCTCGACAGCTTGACCAAAGTCGAGGCTAACACGCGGATTTTCAAGTGCGGAAGCGTCAAGCTCTTGCGTGATTGGGCGGACAAGACCGAGAGCTCGGAGCTCAAGAAAGCGTGCGACGATCGCATCAATGACTTGATAAAGTCGGAAGGTGACGACGCTTGACGGTGACTCTCCAAAGCTTTGTTCAGAACTTCCCCGAGTTCAACAAAACGGATAGGACACTTGTGCAGAAGAAGCTCGACACCGCGTTCAATCTGATTGACCCGGGCGCTTGGGGAAGTAAGGCCGACACCGGCCAGATGTACTTGGCCGCGCATCTACTCACGGCCACGCCAGAAGGGGAACAAGCCCGCTTGAAGAAAGAGAACAGGGTCACCACTTATTGGATCGAGTACGAGCGTTTGAGAAAGGCCGCGGTCATGGGACTGGGAAGGGTGATTTGATGGCGCGAACGCCTCTAAAAGTAACGACTCGCGTCATCGACAAAGATCGTGGATGGAAACGCGTGCTGAAAGAGGCGAGCATCAAAAAACACGTGGTCGTAGGAATCCGCGGAGATGACGACCCGCGCACCGGCGACGCCTTGGGCAATGTGGAGCTTGGCGCTATTCACGAGTTCGGGCTCGGAAACGTTCCCGAGCGCTCTTTCATCCGAGACCCCGTTGACGCGAACTTGAACAAGTATCGCCCTTTGACCAAGGCGCTCGGGCGCAAGGTGTATTCGCTCAAGCTGTCGCTGACCCAAGCGCTAAACGTGCTCGGGTTGAAAGCTCAAGCTGACATGCGCAACGCGATCACACGGGGAATCGCGCCCGGTCTAAAGCCCGCCACCAAGGCGCAAAAAAGGAAGAAGGGAAAACCTAAAAACACGCCGCTCATTCTTACCGGTCAGTTGAAAAGCGCCATTACCTACAAAGTGACGAGATGACCGGGCGTTTTGAACATCCCGACCTTGACAAGAAGATGGAAGCCGTCCGTGATTGGCTCGCTTGGTGCTCGGACTCCAATATCATTTGGATAGACCAAAAAGACGGCGGCAACTTCCGCAAAGCGAACCGCGTTTGGGGCGAACTTCGCCCGCGTCAAATCACGAGACAAGGTACGGACGAAATCCGCCACGAAGACGTCGACAATCAAGCGGGCGACGCGGAGTTCCCGCGGCAAGACGTTCTCATTGCATGGCGCCAAATCGCTTTTGAGCTGCGCATGCGGTCACGAGACCAGGAACACCGGCAAAGCGCATGGTATGCGGGCGCTCGAGCGGAAACGCGTTCAAGTCACCGCTATGGGCGCGACAGGTGGCTCGAGCCTAACGACATGTCTTTCGCCGACGCCGACGCCTTGGTCAATATGCCGGATACAATCGAATGGGATGACCGAATCGAAGACGTCGCGAACTGGGAGTTTCGATTAAACACCTTTTTGTGCGACCGTGACGCGGCCGCCATCGGTACTTGGATCGAACACGTAGAGGTAACGAGCAGACTACGCAACGCGGGCGGGGAACTCCTTGACGCGTCGCTACAACTAAATGAGGAGTTGATGCCATGACGACATTGAGCAATATTGTCAACGTCGTGATAACGAGCGAAGGCCGCGGCGTGACGAGGCGATCTTTCGGGATTCCCCTTGTGATAGGCAAGCACGACGCCTACGGTGACCGTTATCGCGTTTATAACATGGGAACCGCGCCCGCCGACCTCGTGGCCGACGGAATTGTCGCGGACAGTCCCATACATCGGGCGGTTTCTGCGCTCGCGAGGAACACGCCGAAGGCGCGTCAAGTCGCCGTAGGGCGTCTTGTTGACGACTTCGACCACACTTTCGAAATCACAGTCAATGCCGCGGCCGCGGTCGAAGGCAAAGAGGTAAGTTTTAGCGTCATCGCACCTAATGGTGGGGCGACAACTGAAATCAGCTACACCGTATTAAGCGGAGACACGCCGACCGACATAGCCACGGCCTTGGCGGCGTTGATCACTGCGGTCACGAATCTCACGGCGACGTCAGCGGCCGCGGTAGTCAGTTGCGCCGCTGACAATCCAAATGAGCAATGGTACGTCAGCGGCTTGAACTTGCTCGACTTCGGCTTCGAAGACACCACGATCGACAGTTCGCTCGTCACGGAACTCGGCGAAATCGACGCGCTTTATCCGCACTGGTATGGGCTCATTTTGGCGGACCCGAATTCAAAGGCCCGCGTCACCGCTCTCGCCGCCCAAGTCGAGACAATGGAGCGCATCTTCGGCTACACCACGCACGACACCGAAGTCGGCAATGGCACGAGCACGACCGACGTCTTCTACACCTTGAATGCCGCGCAGTACTTCAGGACTTACGGTATCTACAGCGGAGACCAGGGCAAGCACGCCGGGGCCGTTTGGATGGGCAACCGGTTCCCCATTGACCCGGGCGGCTCCACGTGGGCCTACAAGGCGCTCTCGGGCGTGATCGTGGACGAGCTCACGGCGTCCTTCACCGATGCCGTCTTCGCCAAGAAGGGCAACTACTACCAAGAGATCGCGGGATTGCCCGTGACCTATGATGGTAAGATGGCCGCCGGCGAATGGATCGACGTGATTCGCGGGCGCGACTGGACCGTCGCGCGCTTGCGCGAGCGAATCTTCGGGCTTTTCGCGAATACGCCGAAGGTGCCCTTCACCGACCCGGGCGTCGACCAAGTGGTCGTGCAAGTCGAAGCGCAGATGGAAGAAGGCATCGGAGCCACTTACTTGGCCGCGGACCCCGAGCCCGTGGTCACTGCGCCACTAGTGGCGGACGTGCCGAAGGACAGCAAGATCGCGCGGACGCTGCCCGACGTCAACTTCGAAGCAACGCTCGCGGGAGCTATTCACATCGTTGACCCGCTCAACGGCGTTATTAAGGTATAGGTGACACCATGAGCAACCAAGTCAAAGTCTACAACGCTGACGAAGTCACGGTCGTCTTGGGGCCCGCTCTCATCGATAGCGGTCTCGCCGACGGGGAGTTCGTCCGAGTCGAGCAAGAGAGCGACGACACCGTCGACGTCGTGGGCGTCGACGGGGAAGTGTCGGTTAGCCGAACGAACGACAAGCGAACCGACATCACGATCATTGTGATGAGTACGTCGACCGGCAACGATCAACTTTCGATTCTCTCGAACTTGCTTAGAACGGCGCCCGGCATGGTCGGCGGTATTGTGCCCTTGAAGATCAAAGACCGCAACGGGCGCGCGCTCTACACCGCGGAAAACGCTTGGATCAAGAAGCCACCAGATGTTGCTTTTGACCGGCAAGCTACCCCGCGCGAGTGGACCATCCGAGCGGCTCACCTGATACGCTTCGACGGCGGAAACTAGCGCGCAACTAGGAAAGGATAGCAAAATGCTCGAAACCAAAGAAAGAACCATCGATGGGTATGACTTCAAGTATTACCCGTTAATGGCGACGCCCGCGCGTGAGCTTCTCGACAAGCTCATTCGCATGTTCGGCCCGTCTATCGCGGCCGCTGTCGAGGGGCTCGAAGGCGCGGACGTCGGTGTTGACATGAAAGTCACCGACATCCTTGGATCGGCTATGGGCTCGATCGGTGGCTCCCTGCGAGAAATCGCGGGAGCCGTTCAACCCGCCTTTCACCACAAGCTTGTCGAGGACCTTGGGAAGCAAACGGAGTGGCGAAACGAAGAAGGAAACTTCGTGCCTTTGAAGAAAGACATGCGCGAAGTGCTTTTCGCCACGAATTTACTGACCGAATTCAAATGGATCGCGTTCTGCTTGGAGGTGCAGTTTTCCGATTTTTTCGGGCTATTTCAGACTCTAGCGGGTCAAGCGGTGGCGTTGCGAGCGATGGCGAACGAGTCGAGATCAAAATCCCAAAGGGGCTCGACTGGAATATCCAACGAGTCGCCGCCGACGATCGCTACAGTAGCGGATTGATCGAGATTCAAACACTGTGGAGCCTAGGCGACATATACCGCGCGCATCAAACGCTCGACGCACTTGACGAAGCGCACGCGCGGTACTTGAGAGACAATAAGCCGCGGGGTAAGTAATGCCAGTCTTGCGCGACATAGTAGCGAAACTCTCCTTAGACCTCGACAAAAAGAGCTTCAAAGAAGCCGATACGTCAATCGGTAGCTTGACCAAGCGCTTTGCCGGTCTCGAAGGTAAAATCGCCTTGGCCGCGGCCGCGTTCGCTGCTTTCAAGATCGTCGATTTCGCAAGCGACGCGCAAGAGACCTTGAACGTGCTCGAAGCATCCTTCGGCGACAACACAAACGCGGTGAAAGAGTGGGCGGCCGCCACCGGCGAAGCCGCGGGGCGTTCCGAATACGCCCTGCGTGAGATGGCGGGGACTCTCGGCGCCGTGCTCAATCCGATGATGGATCGGAATGAGGAAAAAGCCGCGAAGATGTCGAAAAGATTTTCCGAGCTCGCGGTCGACTTGGGGTCTTTTTTCAACAAGACGGACAAGCAAGCCCTTGAAGCGCTGCGATCGGGTCTCGTAGGCGAAGCCGAGCCGCTAAAGCAATTCGGCGTGGTCATGAGCGTCGCCACTTTGGAAGCTTTCGCGCTTTCCAAAGGCATCAAAAAGAACATGAAGGACATGACGAACGCCGAAAAAACGGCGCTTCGTTATGAATTCATTCTCGAGCAGACCGCGAGCGCTCACGGTGACGCGGCAAAAACCGCGGACGGCTTCGCGAACGCGTCAAAGGGACTCGGAGCGGCGTTTAAAGACGTGGCTACTAGAGCGGGGCAAGTGCTCTTGCCGGCGACCGAGAAGATTGTCGGCATGGCTCGTGACGGTCTACGAGCTTTCAACGAATACGCGAAGAATTCACACATTTTGAAAGCCGCTTTGATTGTGCTCGGCGCCGTCGCCGTCAAGGTCGCGGCCGCGGTCGTGATCGCAATGCTGCCTATCCTCATTCCTTTGCTGAAGTTGATCGCCGTGGTCGCCGTTGCGACTATCGTGCTTGAAGACTTGATCTCAATGTTCGAAGGCGGTGAGAGCGTGATCGGTGATTTCATCGACGCCGTCTTCGGTCCCGGGTCCGCTACTGAAGCCGTCAAAAATCTGAAGATGGCTTGGGAAGGCATGACGCTTTTTTGGACCAATGAAGTTGTGCCCGCTTTGCGCTTTTTGGGCGCTGCTCTCGTGGATTCTATCAAGTTTTGGAAGGAGCTTTTTGTCGATATGTTCGCGGCGATTCGTAGCGGAATCGCTTCTTTTATGGATCGGTTTAATGCTTTCGTGAACTTTATCAAAGAAAAAGCGCAGGTTGTCGCCGACTTCTTGGGCTTCGAGCTCAAGTTTGAAGAGGAGCGGCAACAGTCTATTGATGATGACTACAAGTATGACCCCGCGAGAGCGCGTGAGCAGCGGAAGCAATACGAAAAGCGAATGGCGGAATACAAGAGGCAAAACGAAAAAGAAGAAAGAGAGCGAAAGCGCGCTCGCAACAAGAGGGGCAAAGGAGACAAGAAAGCAGATAGTCGCGCGGCAGCTAGGCGCAAAAAGGCATTGAACGCGAAGAAAAAAGCGCTAGCCGAAGCGCGGAAACTCGATCGGGCTGCTATGCAAGCGCAAACGCGTTACTTTGTAAATATTCAATTTGCGGGCGCGCGCCCCACGGTTGCAGCGCCCTTCCACTCGAGCGCAGGACCCGCGACCATAAACCAAACCGTCGCCGTGAATGTAGCAGGGAGCGCTAGCGCGAGCGACGCGACCACGATCGCGGATGCTTCCGCTAGCAGCGTGCGCAGGGAAAACCAAAAAACGCTCGCGGCCTTAGTGCAAAGGGGCTCTTGATGGCTTTCCAAGAAGACTTAAAGGGGGTCAAATCAAAGTGCGTGATCGGTGAAGTGCGTTGCGACGCTTCTATCCAAGAGGAGCACGAGCAAAACGCGACAGTGAGCGAACACCCTGTCGAATTCGGTTCAGACATCACTGACCACTACAGACCCGAGCCCGCCACGCTATCGATACAGGGAGAAGTGAGCGACACGCCACTAAGCACGGACTTTCCCTTTCAAACGGCTATCAATAGCGCGAAAACCGCTTTCTTGGGTGGAAGCCCCGTGCAAAACGCTTGGAAGGAGTTCAAGCGCCTTTTTGCCGAGCAAGTCACAATCGTTATAGAAACCAGCTTAGAGACATATCGCGACATGGTGCTGACCTCGTTTAGTGCTACGCGAAACAATCAAAATGGGGGCAAGCTCTCTTTCACGGCGACCGCGCGGCCTATTGAATTCGCCTACACTTCGGAAATCGACGCACTTGCGGAAATCGCCGCCGAGACCGCGTCAACAACTGTTGACGGACAAGTCAGCGACGGAGCGCAAACGACAGCGGACGCGAGCACGACGGAAGCGGCGCAAGCCGAGCATCTGCTCGACTCTCTAGCGGCGCAAGGTGTAATTTAATGGCCATTCAAAACATACCGACACGCGCGGACGGAACGAGCCACTACAAAGAGTCAATCGTTTTTGATGGGATTTCTTACATTCTGTATTTTGACTACAATGCGCGTGACCTTCATTGGTATTTGACTATCCATGACAGTGGCGACCAACCGATTGAAGGGCTCGTGAGTAGAAAGATCGTTGTGAATTGGAGCACCCTAGTTAGAGCGACGTCGCCAGATAAACCGAGCGGCGCAATACTTGCGGCAAGCCAAGGGCACGCCGACCCGGGGCTCACTGACTTGGGCGAGAGCGTGCTCTTACACTACATTCCCGAAACGGACTTAGAGGCGCTAGAGAATGGGTAAACTCTACAACAGAAAGTACAGATTGAAGGTGCAAACTTTGCCCTTGGTCTTTGTAGAGATCAACTCTCTCGCCGGCTTTCGCCAACTCGATTTTACTTTCAACGTCGTGCGCACGCTGTCGCAAGAGCCTAACACTAGCGAAGTTAATGTTTTCAACTTGAAGCCCGAAACGCGGTCAGAGCTTGAGACAATGGGGAAGTCTACGATCGAGCTCGAAGCCGGCTATGTAAGCGGAAGCAGTATCATTTTTAAAGGTGACATACGAGACATTGAAAACAACAAAGAGCGCGTTGACTGGATAACGACGCTTTCAAGTGGCGATGGCGAGAAAACCATTCAAGAGGCGCGCGTCAATAAGTCCTTTCCCGCGGGCACGACGGTAACCACGGTTTTGACCGAGATCGCCAAAACCATGGCGGACGCAAATGGCGGCAAGGGCGCCCAAATAGGGAACGTCGTATCGATAGCGCCGCAAGGCGCGCTGCTCGGGTCGGGCACTCAATTCTTAAACGGATGCACCGTTAGTGGACCGAGCGCAAAAGAGTTTAGTCGTATCTGCAAAAGTGCGGGGCTCGAGTGGAGCATCCAAAACAACGTCATACAGCTCTTGACCGTGGGCGCGCCTGTCCCAGTACCAGCGGTCGTTTTGAGCCCGAGAACGGGCCTTGTGGGCGCGCCTCGTGTGAGTAGCGACGGGGTCATCTACTTGCGCTCTTTGATCATACCGGGAGTCGAGCCGGGTCGCCTGTTGAGCGTGGTTACAAGCTACATGAACGCCCAAGCCGTCGCGCAGCGGTGTTCCTATTCAGGCGACACGGCGGGCAACGACTGGTATATTGATATTGAGGCGATAGCACTATGACGATCACACCGGAAATGGCCGAAATCATAACCAAGGCGATTGAAGACGATCGCATTGACCTTCACACCGGTTTGCCGGGCAGGGTGCAAAAGGTGTACCCCGCGGTCGCCGGCGCTCAAGATTTGGCTGTCGACGTAGTACTCGAAGTCAAGCGCACAATTCCCAAGAACGAAAAAGAATACACCACTGAAGACTTGCCAGTTTTGAAAAACGTTCCCGTGAGCTTGTCCGGCTCGAGCGAATTCTTTTTAGCGTTCGCGTTGAGCGAGGGCGACCAAGGGTTCGTCTTTTTCAGCGAGCAGTCAATCGACCAATGGCGGACGAAGGGCACGAACACGAGCCCGGGCGATATAGGGCGGCATACCCTATCGGGCGCCGTGTTTTGGCCGGGCGGCGTGCGCTCTATTTCTAAGGCCTTTACGGATGCGTTGACGAGCGGCGCGGTCTTCGGAAAGAAGGGGGGTTGTCAGCTTCGCTCGAAAGACTCGACGATGGAAGTGACGACGGGCGGCGCGGTCTCTGCGCTTGATTTTGTCGCCATGGCGGCCAAAGTGCTCGCGCAGTGGACCGCGCTTGATACGCTTATACGCACTACTTGGGTGCCCGTGCCAAACGATGGCGGGGCGGCGCTCAAAACTGCGTACTTGGCCGCTTTTCCCGCGCCGCCTACGTTGAATGACTTCAAGTCGTCAAATTTGAAGGCGGATTAGATGACCACTGACTATAAAGACATATTGATGAGTGAATGCGGTGACATCGCCTTAAGCGACGGCGACCTCGTGCTCGTGGACAAGGCGGACGTGATTAGGCAAGCTTGGCTCATTCACATACGCACCTTTTTGGGCGAGTGGTTTCTAAATCTAAATATCGGGGTCCCGTACATTCAAAAAGTGTTCGCGAAGTTTTTGACTAAAGCGGAAGTGCAAAGAATCTTTAACGAGAAATCTTTGGAAGTGCCCGGCATCAAAAGAGTTGATAACGTCGACGTGGGCGATATTGACTTGTCGAAGCGTCAAGTGGAAGTGACGGTCGAAGCCGTTTGCGACAACGTAGAGGGAACACATACCTTTAGGTATAAAGGCGGCTGCTAAAAGAGGTGCAATATGGTCTATGGCGTAACAAATGACGGGTTCGTTCGAAAGCCATTTTCGGTTATTCGGTCAGAAGTGGAAGACTATCAGCGAACGAATATAGACCCGGGGCTCATTCTTTCAGACCGTAGTTTGCTCGGTCAAGTGAATGTTTCAATAATCAATCAGATCGCGGAAGTTTGGGAGCTCGCCCAAGGCGTCTACGCGTCGCAGTATCCGGACAGCTCGAACGGTTGGAACCTTGACCAAGTTTGCGCGCTCACGGGCACTAGGCGCAGCGATGACAGCAAAACGACGGTGACGGGGCGCGTTACCCTGCAGCCGCTCAAAAATCTGCCCGCGGGGTCCGTAGCGCATCTTACAAGCCAGCCGAACACGCGCTTCGTGACTTTGGCCGAAGTTCCCGCGAATCCCGCGGGCGGTACCTTCGACGCCGTCTTCGAAGCGGAAGAAGCGGGCGCGATCGTGGTCGCTGTCGGGCAACTTAGCGAAATCGCCGAGCCCGTTGACGGTTGGACGGCGGTTACTAACTTGGTCGCCGGCGACACGGGCACGCAAAGCGAAGAAGATGACGAGTTGAGACTCAAGCGCGAAGACGAACTCGAGGCGCAGGGCTCGACGAATGTCGATTCAATCCGTGCTACTCTGCGCCGCGTCGAAAACGTAGTCGACGCCGTGGTCACTGAGAACGACAAAGACTATGTCGTGGGCGGTTTAGAGCCTCACTCAATTTACTGCATAGTGCAAGGAGGGTCAGATTCCGACATCGCGCAAGCGATTTTTGACTCGAAAGCCGCAGGTATTAAAACGAACGGGAGCGAATCCGAAGACGTGCTTGACTCGAAGGGGTACGTTCATACGATGCATTGGGATTATGCTGTAGAAAAAGCAATACACACTATAATTAAAGTGTTGGTCGATTCTCTTGTGTTTGACAGCGTACAAGGGCCCATCGATATAAAAGACGAAATTGCGGCTTACTACAATTCTTTGGGCATAGGCGACGACGTGATCTATGACCAAGTAAAGTGTGCCGCTTTTAAAGTAACGGGAATTGTAAACATCCAAGAGTTGAAAATCGGCTTCGTTGACCCACCAACCGGCACGGGCAACTTGCTGCTTGACGCTGACGAATTCGCTTCTGGCGACGTTGCCAACGTCGATGTGACTGTCGTGACGTCGCCGACTTAGGGGAAGCTATGACCGCTGATATTACCATAGTCAACAATCGACTCGAGCAAGCGCTCGCTAAGATTTTGACACAGTTCAAGGGCTTGCCCGTCATGGAAGGCGTGATCGCTTCCTACATGGAACAAATCCAAGAGCTAGAAAACGTGTTTATCGATCTCTTGCTCCTTCGCACTTTGGACAATGCAGAGGGCGCGCAGCTCGACGGAATAGGCGACATAGTGGGCGAACCCCGGCTCGGTCGAAACGACACGGACTACAAGGCCGCCATTTCAGGCAGAATCAAAATAAATCGTCAGCACTCACGCATCGAAGACATTCTCACGGCCATGACTTTGACGCTTGATGAGCCCTACGAGTTGACCGAGTACCCAAACGCGAAATTTATCGTTCGGCTCGTTACAGCGTGGGTTGCTACTTTTCCGAGCCTAGGGGCTTTAAATGCTGTACTTCAGCGAGCCAAGGGCGGCGGGGTGAAGGCCTTCTTCCAATATGCAACGGTCGACGATGACAAAATCTTTCAATTTGCAAGCGGGGACACTCCCGAGGTAGACTCTAATCAAGGTTACGCCAATGACGGACAAACGACGGGCGGAACCTACAGCGATATTGTAGGGTGATAAAATGACAATGGATCCAAAAATGAATCTACCCGTGAACTTGGCTAGATGGGCGACGGGAGCGAATCGCACGCTTGAGCCGGACTCCACTTGGAAAGATAGCGGCTGGAACGACAGCACGAAGCCGCCCGCTCGCTGGCAAAATTGGCTTCAAAAACTCAACTACGAGTGGACGCAGCGCATCGGGGGCCTCTTAGTTGGCAACTGGCAAGTGGTAAACTCAGCGATTACCGCGTCGCTTCCGGAAGCTTTGATTCATCATCCTACGATGGAAGACGGCGGCCTTTGGATGCTCATTAACAGCGCCGAAGCAGTGATCAAAAGCGTTGACGGTCGCAACTGGACGGCTGCGGGCACAAACGTTTTAGACACGCTTGCTTCGCGTCAAGTTGCCGCTATCGATAGCAGTAATATAATTTTTGGTGGCATACATAGCAGTTCTACGGGGTTGGCTTATACTTCAAACAAAGGCGTTTCGTGGAGCGTTGACACAGGGATACCGGAATCGGTGGCGCCTAACTTTATTGTGTCTAAGTATCCGGATAGCGACCTCTTGATCGCCGCCGTGTCGGCGGGGACAAACAAAGTTTACATCGCATCCGGTGGCGTGGGCTCCTCTTGGGTCGCGGCTACCACTGACCCGGGGCTTTCTCTAGAAGGGGGCGTGCGAGTGGGCGCTAACTCTTTTATGGGAATCGGCGGCGCTGGCGTAACCTACATTAGCAGCGATGACGGTGACACTTGGGCGGGTACGCCTGGCAGCCCGTCCGATGTCGGCCTAAACAGCATAGCGCGGGCAATGGGGTGCGATAGGGAGACCGGCACTATAGTAGCCGTGGGCACCGCTACAGCGGCGGCACCTACAAACGTTGCAACGGTCGCATTCACAAGAAATCAAGGGCTAACGTGGACAAGGGCGACCGTCTACGGCGCCGAGCAATCGACAAAACTCGAAAACGTTTACGCGTGCGGCGGCGGCTTGTGGTTCGCGAATGGCGTTTTAAGTGGCTTGGGTTCGGGCGCGGGTTTTGTCTCCTTCGACGATGCCGAAACTTGGTATCCTGCGTCTTACTTCGGTGACAGAATAACCCCGTCGGCCATTCAAGACGTGGCAAGTGACGGGCGAATGCTGCTAGCGGCTCGCTCCGACAATAGAGTCGCTCATAGTTTGTCAATTCCCGGCTACATGCCGTAAAAAAGAAAGGAAAAACCATGGGTTCTTTCGCAGATTATCTAGAAAACAAGCTTTTGGACCACGTCCACAACCAGACGACGTTCACGAGCCCCACGAATCTTTATTTTGCGCTGTCGACCACGACAATCAATGACGACGGCACGGGCATGACCGAGCCATCGGGCGGCGCCTACGCGCGCGCGAATATGGCGGCGAACACGACCAATTTCCCGGCCGCTTCCGGGGGCGCCATCTCGAACGCTGTTGCGATCACGTTCCCGACGGCCACGGCGTCGTGGGGCACGGTTACATACTTCGCCGTGATGGACGCTGCGTCCGGTGGTAACATGCTCGGATACGCCGCTTTGGCCGCGAGCAAGACCATTGACAGCGGCGATACTCCCAGCTTCGCGATCGGTGACTATGACTGCACGCTCGACTAGGGTACCGAGTGACCGCGGCATCTATCACGAAGGAGAGCGCAGCGCGCTACAACGTCGACTTTAACAAGCACTGCAAAGTCGAAATAGGCGACGCTGCGCTCGCTTTCTTCTCTCCAAAAGTCAAGTTTAAAAAGTGGGGCGACGAATGTTGGATTTCGCTTTCGCCTCAAAAAGCGTACACCCAAAAAACGCCCGCGGAGCTCGGCGACAGCAAAATCGACAAAGTGGTCGTCGACTCCGACGACGCGAAAGAAGCGCACCACTTATACCCATTAGACGAAAGCGAAAACCACGAGCAAGAAGAGGGGCTTTTCGAGCTCGAAGCGGTCGTCTATGAAAAACCGCTTTCGGGCGGTTTCACTTACGCTTGGAATCTCGAGCACAGTGACAACCTAGCGTTCTTCAAACAAGATATTTTGAACGCGCCTCTTATAGGCTCGGTGGCGAGTCGTGACGAGTTCGGGGGTTATGACGCCAAAGGCAAGCAAGTCGAATTTTGGGCGCCCGAAGCTCTCAACTCATATGCCATCTATCGCAAAGATTTGCCCGCGGTAATGTCAGAAGCCGACGGCGCGAAGTACAAATCGGGGTGCGTGGGTCGCCTGCGCCGCCCGAAGGTAATCGACGCCAAGGGCGCTTGGGAGTGGGCAGATCTGGACGTCGACACGGAAAAGAAAACTGTTACCGTGACGGGGTCTGCAGAGTTCGCAAAAAGAGCGGTTTTACCCGTGCGCATCGACCCCACTTTCGGCTACACGACGGCGGGCTCGTTCTCCACGTTCGGCGATGATCGTATTCAAGGCACTTACGCCCGCCCTGCGTCGCCGGGGCGCGGTATCGTCACGAGTCTTCACGCCTACATCGGTAGTTGGTCAAGCGGCGACAAAGTGAAAATGGCGCTCGTCACGGGAGCCGACAACAATCTCAAAGCGCCATCTACCGCCGAGCGTTCCGACGGGCACTCGGGCGCGCAGTGGGCAACCTTCACTTTTTCGGACCCCAAACCCGCGCTACAGTATCTCTACTATACGAACGTGATTTGGAGCGACAGCGTCATCGACGTCTATTATGACTTTGGTTCGTTCGGCGATTCGCGCGACGTGAGTCTCACTTATGGCGATTGGCCAAGGCAACTTAGCTTGTCAGATTCGCCTTGGCTCGTGTCGACGTATGCGACCTTTGAAACGTCTACGATCGAGAAAGTGCGGAATGTTGATTGGGCGTATGCCTACCACTTTCCGGGCGCGAAAAATATAAAGGTCGACGGCTCTTTCGGGGCGACCCAAGGCGACGCGTGGGTCAAGATAGGCGACGCCGATCAATGGTCTTCCGTGGTCACTTCCGACACGTGCACGATCAATTCGTGGAGCGCTTCCCAAATTGACATCACAATACCCAAGAGCCTTGCCAACACTCTCGGGAATCTTTGGCTCTACGTGAAGCCGAACGGCGGGTCGGCGAACGCTTACGGGTTCCCCGTCGTCATCAAAAAGGAGTGGGGCCAGCGCTATCCGGACGCGGAATCTACTACAGTGAATTGGTGTCGCGCCATGGGGGGCACGTCGCCCGATGTCGACAACATGACACTAGAAAGCGTGAGCGTCTATTGTGGCACGAGCCATGGCGCGCAAGTGCGCGTCGCCGTCTACCAAGGCGGCACGCTGACTGACCCGACCGGGGCGTCTTTAGTGGAAGACTTCGGGGTGACAGCCGGAAGCGACACGGAAGCTTGGCAAACGCTTCTAAGCTCGTCAAATCCGTCGCTTACAAAAAACGCGGTCACGTGGATTGTCGTAAAGGGCAATGACAGCTCTTTTGGCGTGGCCTTTTCGGGCGACTCGGGCGGCGGCGACTTCCAAACCGCACGCGGGCGTTATCAGTCGTCGAGCATGAATAGCATAGAAAGCTCAGTTTTTCCCGCTAACTGGCCGACGGACTCCGGAAGCTTCGCCGATTTTTGGTATAGCTTCCGCTTGGCCTATTCTACGCCGCCGTTGTCCGCATTGCAGGGGCAAATAGACGCAAAAAGTGTTGTCGCGGGCTCCCTGTCCGCCACCACTTCCCTGCAGGGGCAAATAGACGCGACAAGCGTCTTTACAGGCGCCCTGTCCGCTACCGTGCCCATGTTTGGCCAGATCAACGGGCAAAGCGCGATTACGGGCGCCATTACCGAAGTTAGAGCTCTGCAGGGTCAGATCGCAGGGCAAAGCGCCCTTACCGGCTCGCTGCTAAAAGCGATAGACCTATCGGGGCAAATAGACGCGGTAAGCGCCCTTACAGGCTCGTTGTTCAACTCGGTGCCAATCTCGGGACAAATCGATGCGGCAAGCGCCCTTACCGGCTCGCTGCTCAAGTTGAAACAGATTTCGGGGCAAATAGACGCACAAAGCGATCTATGGGGTTGTTTGTGCTCCGCTGCAGCTCTGCAGGGACACGTTGACGCGCGAAGCATCGTTGCGGGCTCCCTATCCGCCACCGTTTTCCTGCAGGGGCAAATAGACGCACAAAGCACCATAGAAGGCCTTTTGCTCAAGCCCGTGTTTCTTTCGGGGCAAATAGACGCGGATAGCGCCCTTACGGGCGCCGTGACGGTCGCTGCAGGCCTGCAGGGGCAAATAGACGCGGTAAGCGCCCTTGCGGGCTCCCTGTCCGCCGTGGTTCCCCTGCAGGGGCAAATAGACGCGGTAAGCGCCCTTGCCGGCTCGCTGCTCAAGCTGATTGGCATTCGGGGGCAAATAGACGCGGCAAGCGCCCTTGCGGGCTCCCTGTCCGCCGTGGTTCCCCTGCAGGGGCAAATAGACGCGGCAAGCGCCCTTGCGGGCTCCCTGTCCGCCGTGGTTCCCCTGCAGGGGCAAATAGACGCGGTAAGCGCCCTTGCGGGCTCCCTGTCCGCCGTGGTTCCCCTGCAGGGGCAAATAGACGCGGTAAGCGCCCTTGCCGGCTCCGTGACGGTCGCTGCAGGCCTACGGGGGCAAATAGACGCGGTAAGCGCCCTTGCCGGCTCCCTGTCCGCCGTGGTTCCCCTGCAGGGGCAAATAGACGCCCAAAGCGCCATAACAGGCGCTTTGGAAGGCACCGTGCTCCTGCAGGGGCAAATAGACGCCCAAAGCGTCATAACTGGCGCCTTGGCGGGCGCCGTCGTTCCCCTGCAGGGGCAAATAGACGCGGCAAGCGCCCTTACCGGCTCCCTGTCCACGCTGGTCATGCTGCAGGGGCAAATAGACGCGCAAGGCGCCTTGGCGGGCTCCCTGTCCACGCTGGTCATGCTGCAGGGGCAAATAGACGCGCAAGGCGCCTTGGCGGGCTCCCTGTCCGCCGTGGTTCCCCTGCAGGGGCAAATAGACGCGGTAAGCGCCCTTGCGGGCTCCCTGTCCGCCGTGGTTCCCCTGCAGGGGCAAATAGACGCGGTAAGCGCCCTTGCCGGCTCGCTGCTCAAGTTGATACTGCTTTCGGGCCAAGTCGACGCGCAAAGCGCCTTGGCGGGCTCGCTGCTCATATTGAAGACGCTTGCGGGGCATGTCGACGCCCAAAGTGTCATAACGGGCGCCATGGTGGCCACCGTGCCCCTGCAGGGGCAAATAGACGCGGTAAGCGCCCTTGCGGGCCTTCTATCGTCGCCCGTGCCCCTGCAGGGGCAAATAGACGCGGTAAGCGCCCTTGCGGGCCTTCTCGACGTGACCGTGCCGGCCGATCTCAGCGTGGAGGCCTTCGACGTGGTGAGGCGCGACGGTTTCTTCGACATGCGCAGGCTTGACGGTTTGTTTGAGACGCAACGGCTCGACGATTATTTCGAAGTGAAAAGGGGTAAAAATGACTGAAACATACCACAAGCCGATGAAGCGGCACGACACCGGCGAGCCCGTGCGCCTGCGCGTGATTAGCGAGACCGACGGGCAACCGGTGGCGTTGACCGGGGTAAACGCCTCTTTCCATATGTACAAGGTCAATGACGACGGGAGCATGACCGAGCTCGTAAACGCGCCGGCGTCCATTGAAGACCCGTCAACGGCGGGAATCGTTCGCTACGACTGGCAAGTCGGTGACACGACCGAGATCGGCCTACACTTGGCCGAATTCGAGCTCGTCTTCCCGACGGGAGAAAAGGAGCACTACCCGCGCGAAGGATACATCGAAATCTCGATTGAGCTGGACTTGGATAACGCTTAGAAAAGGGGTGCACAGTGAGTGACAGCGAACCCGACACCGGTGAACGAATACGACGCGTGTATCGCTACGTTGACAAAGAAATAGAGCGAACCGAACGGAACTTAGCGGGGCAAATGGCGAGCGGCTTTGCTCGAGTAGAGCGCGCGCTCGCTCAAGTGACCAATGACGTAGGTAAGACGCGCGAAGAAGTCGCGGTCGTACGAACGAAAGTCGAAGGCGTGGAGTCTAGCCGGCAACAAGAGCCATTGAAAGACATTCTCGCGACACTCCAAAAAGAAAAGAAATCGATGGCGCCGCCGGCGGCGATGAGTACGAAAAGAATGATTCTGTTTACAAGTGGCGGGGTCGTGGGCGGTGGCGGATTGATTGCAGGTATTTTGAAATTTCTGGAGTGGCTTCAAGCCACTCTATGACTTTTGTCAAGCGCGGGCGGTCGTTGGCCTGCTATCCTTTCCGCCGTCCGCGCTTGGCTCCTTTTTTCTTCTTCATCCGACAATACTTTCTTGACCAATAATTTTGCAAAGTTCGATTGCCCAAGCAGTGAACGAGAGTCACGCACTTCAAGCGCTTCGATAGTGGGTCGCAAGCGGCCTTGCCGCCGTCATCGCAGCGGCCGCCGTAATCATCCGCGGACGGGCATAAAGCGGCGTGGCGTCCTGAGTTCACCGCGTCGATGAATTTTTGCGCCGCTCTCAAGTACCTTTGCCAGCTTCGCCGCTTTGCTTGCCAGTTTGAGTGCTTGGGCCACAAGTGCGGCTCGGTCGCTTCCGCGTTCAAGTGCTGAATCCATGGCCGCGATCGATTCGGATTCTTCCAATAGGCGTTAAACTTGCGCGTGAAGGTCTCGAGATCCGTGCCCGACCGTCGGGCGTTTCGGTGGTTCACTTCCCACATGACGACGCACTCTTGCGGGTCGGGTTGAAATGAAATTTCGCTCACGCAGGTTTGCGCGAGAAATACGAATAGAGCAATCATTGTTTCCCTTTCTTCGAGTGATACCAAAGGATCATAGCATTACACGCGACCGATAGCCAGTCACGGGGCTCCGAGACCGTGCCCGCCATCGCTTGCCGAGTATGACGCATGAGCGCAGAATAATAGTGGTCGCGCGTGTCGGTGTCCCACTTCAAGCGCATCCAATCGCCCGATTTTCGAGTGCCTTTGAGCCCTTCGGCCATGGCGACCGCGAGCGCCGCCACGAAATCCAAAGGGATTAGGTGGAAAGGCGTTTTTGCTTTGTCTTTGTCGTGTTTCATTGTCTACCCCGTGCGAACGGCGATGCCGGTGTCGAGCCGCACTTCGACGCCCGGAATGTCGGTATTGTCTTTGAACTCGCTCACGACGCGGCCGATCTCCGCGTGGTCGGGACAAAGATACTCGCGCGGCAAGAGCTTTTCATCATAGATCTCGTAAGTCCATCGGGCGCGCGTTTGGATTCCGTCGGGGACTTCGGGCGCTTCCGAACGCGCGAGCGCGTCCGTATCGCCCTCTTGAACCGCTGCGAGCTTCGCGCGCTCTTGCTCCTGCAGGTATGCAGAAATCGCCGTCTTGAGCTTGGTTTCGCACTCTTTGAGCGCATCCGTAGCCGGCTTGAACCACGCGTCGACCTGCTTCTTTGCGTCGAGCATCGGCTTGGTGACGCTCTTTCTCTGCTTCTCGAGTTCTTTGAAGTCGGTTTTGACCTTGACAAGAATCTCGGAAACGATCTCGAGCATCGCTTGGTTTTGAATTGTGAGCCCGTCAATTTTGGCGTTCGTGGCGTCGTACTCCGTTTTGATGGGCGTGACGAGCTCGGCGATCACCTCTTGGGAAGGCAACGCGGTGTCGTCCGCCTTTTGAATTTTGACCGCGGCGCCAGCGTGCGCCGCGCAAAACTTGCCGTGCTCGTTCGTTTCGACGGGCGCTTTTTTGCAACGCATCGCGTCGCAGGTATCAGGCTTGGGGTGTTTTTTTATCTGCATTTGGTGTTCCTTTCTTGGCTTCGACGGTGCCACAAGCCGTTATGATGCCCTTGTCATCGATGATCCATTGCCTTTCGCAGTGCGTGTAGTGCACGCTCACGGCTTCCGGTGCGTCTTCTTCATAGCTGACTACCTTTTGCGCGATGCGCGCTTTTTTACCGCATAGGTAACAGTACATTAGTTCTTTCCTTTCTGTTTGGTCAGTTCGTCAATCCACTCGTGGACTAGTTGTAGTTTGGTGTCTTTGTCGAAGTGTCGGGCCCACGCGCAAACTGTAGTCGGCTCGTCAATCCATTTGCGCATTAGGTTCACTTTGCCTTGCGCAGCTAGGCCGCTGATGATTTCTTCGACGTCGTCTTCGCTTAGGTATTCCTCGACAAGTTTTTTGATTTCTTCTTCGCTTAGCCACTCTATAGCGAGTTCTTTTTTCTGCGCCGTAGAAAGACCTTCTTCGCTTAGCCACTCTATAGCGAGTTCTTTTTTCTGCGCCGTAGAAAGAAAGTCAGCGAGCTCCACGACGTCGCCCTCGTTTTTGACGATGGTCGCGTCGATTTTCTTTGCCCACAAGTCCGTAAATTCCGTGATTTGGTGCTCTACCAAGTTCGTGTAGAGCCAATCGACAAGGCCTTCGATGTGCCCGAAAAGGTCGATCGGTTGCTCCATTGCTTTTCTGATAAGGCGCTTCGCCGTGCTCGTGTCGAGCTGCATTATTTGAACGGGCCTTTTTTCGTCGTTCATCGTCCGATCCTTTCTATTGCCCACAAGCCGAGCCCTATGGCGTCGTAGACGTTATGCCGATACGTTTTGGCGGTTTTTTGCGCTAAGGGCTCGGCTTGTGGGCAATCTCTTTTTATGCGTTCGTGGTGAATGGGCTTCTCGATCGTGCCCTTCCACTCTCGCGCCGTGGGTGTTAGTATTTTGTGAGTGTAACGCGCTACGCGTCCAGCGATGACCCCAGACACGTAAGCGACGTCTAGTAAGTCATTTGGATCGCCTTTTTGCTGCAGCTTGTTATAGACGCGCATGCGCTCGATCGCTAGAGTGTATCCCCCTATTATGCTCATATATTGAGTAATCAAGTAAGCCATATATTGTGCTTTGTCGTTTAGCTCTTTGGTTTTCGTAGCGCGCAGCACTCCCGCGTCTACTAGCCTTCCACCTATGAACTTCGCAAAGCCGCACATTTTGACGCCCGGGTCTATCGCAATCAATCTTGACATTTGAGATACCTTTCTCTTTGTTTTTCCCATTCGCACTCGCGCTCGTAGGCTTCTTGCACGGCGTGACCCGAGCAACTTACACAAAAGACAACGAAAGCGGGCTCGTTGTCTCTTAGGCTGCAGCCTACGCGCTCACTACTTCCACACTCTTTGCATGTGAAGGACTCCGCGCACGTTGCCACGAAATCGGCCGCGTCGTTGAACCCGTCCGCGCGCAATCGCCTTTCTAGTACGTAAGGTAGAATAGTGGTGTAGACGTCTTCCATGACGAACCAAGGCGGCTCTTTGGGCGCCGCGGGCGTCTTCGTCAATTCAATGGTCACTATGTCAGTTATTTTAGTCATCTTTAGTGAATCCACTTGGGCGGCGCCGCGTCGCTTTTCATTATTATGGTGTAGGTAATTCCCTTTTCGACGTGTTCGCGCTCCAAAAAGCGCAGGATTGTAAAGGAAAACTTGTTTACTTTTAGCGGTACATTAGTTGCGCCGTGCGCGAAGTGGTGGAAAAACTCTAGCTCGCCCGGCGAGTTCTCTTCTAGAGTTATTTCTAGTTGTGTTTCTGTTTCGGCTTTAGAGAGCGCAAGCCAAGTTAGAAAATCGTTTTCTAGCCCTTCCATGGTATCAGTCTCCCTTCAATCGAGGCGCCCCGCAATTCGAGCACCTAGTCAAGGGCTCGGCTCGTGACTCGTGACTGTTGAGCGCATCGCAGTATGAGCAAACCCACTCTTTGCTCTTTTGCTTTTTCGGCGGCGGTACTTTTATCGGGCGTTCTAGTCTGACCACGGTATCAACCGCCCTTCGTTGTCGAAAGTGGGCTCGGCGGCCTTCGACCATCGACGCATTAGAACCGCGTCGACCTTCGTCGGATAGTCCGGAACCACTTTGTTGAACTCATGCGCCATCGTTTCGGCGAATTCGTCCGCGATCGCTTGCCACTTCGTCGGGTCGTCGGGAACTTCCAAAATCAGCTCGTCATGAACGAAGTTGACAGGGCGGCAACCATACAAAGCGCTTTGCGGGTCAATGTAGCAACGCCGTATTACTTCGTTGATCGCCATCTTCGCGCCGTCCGCGGTCAAAGCTTGGAACCATCCGTTACACATTGTTGAGAAGCCGCGGATTTTGCGCAGGCGCTTGGTATAGAAAAACTCGACGGTCGAAGACTCGGTCGGGCCAAGTTCCTTTTGACAGGCTTTGAAGTAGTCCGTCATTTCGGGGAATGCTTCGAGCCAAGCGTTTTTGAGCTTGACCGTTTTCTCGTACGTCCAAAACTGCCCGTCTTTCAACCGAATCTTGATAAAAGTTGCGGGGCCCATACCGCCCGCCATGCCGAAGTTGACGGGCTTCGCGTCTTGCCGCGCCTGCTTGACCTCTTTGTCGCCGGCCTTGTAACGCTCGAGCGCGTCATCGTAGGGCATGTCAAGGGCCTTGCCGGCAACGAGCAAGTGAACGTCTTTACCGGCGAGCAGCGCGTCGCCGAGCACGGAGTATCCGAGCTTGTATTTGCAGACCTGCGCCAAGGCGTGGAGCTCCGCGCCCGAGAAATCGCCCGCTAGGTACACCTTACCAGGGCGGGGAATGAAGCACTCGCGCGGCGTATTGCCAAAGGGCAAAATGTCGGCATCGGGACCGCCCCCACGCGGTTGATTTTGAAGGTTCCCGCCTACCAAGGGAAGGCGGGGCCCGCTCGACGTCGTGCGCCCCGTGGCGGCCAAGTGAAAGCGGGTCGTCACGGGCAACACATACCCCTTCTCAATGAACGAGACGTAGGTGCTGAGAATCTTCTCGCACGTCGAGTACTTCGCCCGCTTGAGCATGACTTCGTCTTGTGAAAAGTAGCAAGCGGCTTTGTCGATCTGAATCTGTTTTTTCTTCGTCAAGAGGGGCTTGACGCCGCGAGCTTCACAAGCCGCGACAATGCGCTCGCGCGCGGGCTGTTGCTTTTTGATGAATTTTTGGTTTCGCTTGTCCCACTCGAGCAAGCCCGCGTCGATGAGCTCGGGCTCGAGCTCCTTCATTTTGCTTTCCATGCTCGCGCGCAGGCGCTCGGTCTGAACAGGGTCCGTTTTCATGCCATACGCGGAAATCAGGGACAAGCAAAAGGCGGAATAGGCTTGGAAGGCGTCATCGCGTAGGAGGTCGGCAACTTTGTTTTGTTCGTTCCAAATTTCCCACGTGACGATCGCGTCTTTTTCCGCATACTCGATCGACTCTTTCGGCCACTCCGAGAGCGGTACTTTGTAGAGCTTGCCGTAGTTGTAGCGCGGGTTGCTCGGGTCGTCTAAAATGCTGTGTTTGTTCGGGAGTTGTTTGTCGAAAATCTTCTCATAGAGACTCGCCAGCGAATAGGCGGCCAATTTGTCGTCAGCGAACACGCGGCCGAAGGCGATGTCAAAGAGCTGTTGACGTATCCCGGTATCGGTCACGCGCCCTTGCTCGTAGGCTCGGAAGATGTGCGGCAACGTTTGCGGCCACGTGGCCGCGATCGTGCCGAAGTCGTAGGCAATGTTGTGACCTACGAACCCGATTTCCTTGTCTTGTAGCGTGTCAATTAGCCACTGATAGGTTTCAAAATCGTTGGTTCGTAGGTCGCAACGCTCGCCATCGAATGCAGCGATCGACACGACGGTCGGTAGCGGGCGCTGTCGCGTGATTAGAAAGGTTTCGTTGTCGATCGCTGTCGTTTTCACTTTGTCTCCTTTCATGCAAGTTTAGTTCGTACGTCTTCAAGGCGATTCGCTGCTATTTCACAGTAAGGCTCGCTCAAGTCGATGCCAACAACTCGCTTTTTTAATATCATAGATGCCACAAGCGTAGAACCTACACCCATGAAAGGGTCTAGAATGTTGTTCATGCCCGTAGCTTGTACGATGTCAAAAAGTAAATCTATCGGCTTTTCTGTTGGATGCTGCTTTTTTGCGTGATGCACGCCCTTGAAGCCTAGCACGGTGCCCCTGTTACGGTGCGCCATCGCACGCGGTTTACCTAGCGAAGCGAAGACAATGTTTTCGTGTTGGTTTCTCCAATTTGAGCCCATACCAAAAACTTTTTTATCCCATACTAAACAATGGTTCACGCGTAAGTTAACGGATTCTAGTAGACCATATACAGTGGGTGTCATTCTCCAATCCGTGAACACATAAAAGTGAGCGCCTAACGACACTTTAGGCATTAGTGCCGACAAAAAAGAGCGTAAGAACCATTGAAAACCCCATGACGTCATATTGTCATGAGAAAACCAATTCTCCTTGTGCGCGGCACCACGCAGCATTGCCCCACGCGCGCTTTTCGATGCGTCGCGACGCGCGCCGCTAGAGTAAGGCGGGTCAGTCAATACTAGTTCTATGTCGCTTAGTCTGCTCACGCAGTCACGCGCGTCCGCGTTATATATGGTGCAATACTCATTTTGATAATACGGTTTCATTCGACACCGTGCTCGTCTAGTCGTTTTTCTATTGCCTTGAAGGCCTTTTCGATTTCCGCTTCGCGCTCGGTTACTAGGTCGAATAGGAAGGCGCAGATTGGCGCGGGGCTGTATTCGGGGCCCCTTTCATTGTAGAGATCGGCGGCCTTCTTCTTGAAAGACTCCCAAAGTTCCCTTTTCGTCAGCGCCTTGAAGAGTGCCATCACACGAGCCCTTTCTCGATTGCGAGACTTTCAACGACGAAAACCTCTTTCTTGTCTTCGTCGAGCTTGCACGCCGCCTTGGGCAGCCGTTCTTTTTTGCTCGGCTCGAAAATCGATTCGGGTTGCTCAAAAAGAATCAAATAGGCCTTCTCTCTTCTGACCAGAATTCGAACATAGGGCACGCGAGCAACGCGCGCGCTACTCCGACGGGGCCCCATATAGCGCCCTTCGCCGAGCTCATCGAAGAAGCGACACGCGTGCTCGTCTGCTATGTCGCCCATTATTCGACCCCGTGCTCGGCAAGCTGCTCTTGCGTGGGCACGCTCCACCGGTGCTGGGTGAAGTCGCCGCCGGCCTTGGTCTTTTTCATGAAGACGCTGACAAAGAGCTTCATGCCTTTGAGCTTGTTGTCGTCGATGACCTCGGCGCTGATATTCTTCCATTGCTCGCCGTTGTAGTCTTCCTTTTTCACTTGGAAGACGGCGCAAAGGAAGCCGAGCCACGTTGCGCGGGCGATTTCGCGCTTGTCGCCGGATGCGTTCCATACCTGCGCGGCGATTTGGCCCACTTTGGGCGCGTCGCTTTCGTCGCTGTTCACGCCCAAGACTTTGGACTCGATGACGAAGGATTCACCCTTGTAGCCTTGCACGAACTTGCACGCGTTGATCTCGACAATGTAGGTGCCGGGTTGGAAGTAAACCGAGTTCTCGAAAACTGTCGCTTGATCTAGGTTGTCAAAAATACTCATCTCTTTGGGTCCTTTCTAGTTCAATTGAACTATGGTGAGGCGTTTTTCGCCTTGTTTGTTTATGTAATAAAATTCGTCTAGCCCTAGCAAAGCGTCTTGACTTACATGTATCTTGAGCGCTTCTTCGTCAACTGTCACGTTCGTGGGGCAGTCCGCCCAATATCGGTAAAGCTTGGCGTTCAAAAGCGAAGCGAGAGTCCCGCAACCGTCGAAGTAAAGGCCGGTGTCTATGTCTTTTAGTGCGTAGGCCATGAGGCTTCCTTTTCTACGATGTCGGCATAGCAAAGCTTTTGCCGTTGCCCGGTCGTGTCCTGCACATAGTGCGCGTCCTTCACCGCTTGCCAGAATCCCGCGCGTTGCTCCTCTGCAGTGATCAAAACTTCGACGTGGACATTGTCCGCTTTTTGTCCCTGGCGATGCGTGCGGCCGATCATCTGTTCCCATGCCGAGCCCAAAGGCAAGCAGTTAAGCACGAGATTTTTACTGTACCGCTGCAGGTTGAAACCTTCGCCGATGGCTTTGACGGAAACGATAGCGGGCTTTTTGTACTCGTCTATGTGAAACCACGGATTTTCACTATTTCCGCCT